ATAAGCCCGTTCTTGCCCCAGATGTGCCGCTTCCGCCGATATTTGCGAAACTGGCATCCTGACAAGGGAAGCCGCCGGCGATGAGGTCTGGAACAACTCCGGCTGCGGAGAGGTGCGCGGCGGTGAGCTTTCGGACGTCGCTGTAGATCGGAACGTGCGGCCACTGTGCGGCAAGCACGGGATGACAAGCTGCTTCGATTTCGCAGAAAGCGACTGTTCGCATTCCCGCTCGTTCGAGGCCAAGGCTGAATCCGCCGATGCCGGAAAAGAGGTCGAGCACATTCACCCCCGAGCCTCCTTCGAACCAACGGCTGCGGCATAGGTGGAGAGGGCGGTGTCGATCCGCGTTAGTACGGCCGCGCTCGTGCCTGTGCTTTTGAACTTCCGGTCCAGATATTCAATTTGAAGTCTGGCTTCCTTAAGTTGGTCCGCCATCTGCTCGACGAGGTCGGCGCGGATGTAGGCGACGTTGGCGCTTATCTTCTCGCTGTATTCGTGCATTCCCCACGTGCGAGTGGCTGCGACCAATTCAGGTCCGCTCCAAATCCTCGCCGGCATCTTGCTTTGCTCTGTCATTTCGAACGTCCTTGATGAATGGCGCGGAGAGAGGCGGCGCAGAGGGCTAGAGCAGGAGAAGCCGCTTCTGCCGAATTGGCTGGCCCAACACCGCTAACGAGTTGGTGTACGTTGGCGAAGCCTGGGCGTTCGTCCGAACAGGCGCACCAGTGCCACCCCTCCGGCACGAGCGACAGAGCGGCGTCGAGGGAGGTGGTGTATCGCGGCAACGCCTCGCGCCAGATATTCTGGTGACTTTCGGCCATGCGCAGCATTTGCTCCATGCCGCAGATTTCGAACGATTGGCGGAATGACAGATCGCACTCGTCAACGCGCAAATCGACAGCATCGCCGATCAGAATATCCAACTCCCGGCTTCCCTCGGCCGCCCGTTCGATCTCGTCCGCCAGTGCGAGAAGGTCACTCATGGCCAGGCTCGCTGGATTTGGATGCGGCGATCAGGGCGGCGTCGCGGGCAATTCTTCTTTCGACAGATCGTCTGCGCTCGTCATCACAAAGCGCGTATGACGAAACGAGCTTTTCATGGAGAGTGCGAGCGGCCGACGCTGGCCCAGCAAATACGCAATCTTTCTTGTTGATCGTTCGCTTGCGATTCCAGCTACCGACCTCGGTGGCCTTGATGGTCACGTTCTTGACCTCGGTAATTTCGCATAGAACCCAACCGTAATTGCCTCTGGACACGGCGAACAACCCGACGACAAACCCACCATCCTCGATTTTGCTGGCGTCAGACATCGGCCATTTCCTCCCGCACCACGTCATTCACGCGGCGCCAGTCCTGTTCTGATTGGTTGTCCTGCTGCTCCCAACGCGTTGCTTGATCGCGCCAGAGCATCAGCAACGCCTCGTCTCGCGTCGGCAGAGCCTCGCGTTGCCATGCGCTGACGGTGAGAAGGGCGGTTTCGTGGATGAGGTCGGGGGTCATCACGCACCCCCAGCCGTAGCCTTGGCGATGGCGGCGCGGTAAACGCGGGCGGACAATTCGGAGAAAACACCAGCCTCTACGCCCCGCCGATTGTTGGCGAACACCGCATTGAAAATGCGGACGTCATCATCCAACACGGATCGCGCCGCCTCGACTGGTGACTTTCCAGCCATGACGTGCGGCAACATGCGCTGCGCAAAGATCAAGTCATCGCCGGCTAAGGTGTGCGCGCCGTTCATGCCGCACCGCCAGTCTTGGAGATGGCGGCGCGGGCGGCGCGAAGTTGGCCCACGTTCAAGCCGAATGATGCGTTGATCTGGCAGTTGTCAGATTCGAAGGTTGGCCACGCTGCCGCCTTGCACGCCTCCGCGAACGGCCGCAGCGCCGCTTCCAGCTTCTCGCACCGCTCCGCCAACTGGCGCGGCGTCAGGCCGGTCTCGTGAGTGACGGTGAAGGCTTCCGCGATGAGAAGTCCATCAGCGTCCGCTTGGTCCGCGTTCGCGCAGTTCTCGATGTCAACCGATGCGATGCGCGCACCGACCTCGTCGGCCATAACTACGTCGCCGCTTTCCGAGTCGTATTCCGCCGGCCCCGCCGTATGTCCTGCCTTGCTGGTCATGCGAGCACCTGTTCTGATTTCCTGACGATTGGCCGCGTTGCGGAGTGCTGGCCGGGAGCTCGACGGAAGCCCGTAGATTTGATCTGTTGCCGCTTTGCTGTGAGGCCGTAGTTCTTACGTAGAACGCGATCGGCTTTCGCCATTCGAGGGTTGTCCTCACCGAACGTCTTGCTCTTGGAGCAAGGTACCCGGCACCAGACGCCGCAGTTCTCAAGCGTCGGCTCTCCGCCCAAACCGTCCGGGACCAGGTGCTCGTATTCAATGTTGCCCGGACGCAGGACGTTGCCGCAGTTCTCGCATTGAGGAATGCCGGGCTTCGATCCGTTGCGGCAACAGCGCGCGAACGCGAGCTTGCGAACGCGCAGCGGAAATTCCTGCCTGTCTTTGCCGCGAAGGTTCATACCTCCACCCCTTCCGGCACGATCTCGCGAAGCGCCGCCTTGAAGGCATCCGGCGGAAGCTCTCCGCTGTTGCGGCGCTTCACCAGATCCTCGATTGCGGCCATTTCGGCTTTGTCGTCGTCGGACGCGGTGCCGCCGATTTCGGCCAATGCTTCCTTGCGGCGCGTTGCGAGGCTCTTGGGCTTGTCGCTGATGGCCGTCATGGCGTCGGCATAGATGCGCTGCCAACCATCGGGGAAACCGTCAGGCGGTGAATTGTTGCCAGCGGCGGGAGTATCCTCCGCATCCGCTGGCGTATCCGTCTCAGTGACACCGGGGGAGGACACCGACTGAGACGAATTGGAATTGGTGCCGTCGATCATCGCCATGATCTCGGCTCGGAGTGTTTCTTCGCTGAGGCCGGGGACGATGTCCCGGCAGATGACAAACACCATCCGGTCGGCAAGGCGGCTCAAGCCGGGGCCATCCAGCTTCGTGAGCGACTTCGGCACGATCCGAACTTCGCCGGTTGCCGGATTGGTGATGTATTTGACATGGCGAACTCTGATCTTGAGTTCGTCCATCGCATCTTCGCGGTCGTGCAGGTGATCGCAGGCGTCGGCCACCTTGGACGCCAGCGCCCAAAGGAAGCGCATCAGCTTCATATTGCGGCTCGACGTGATCTTCACCATCACGTCGCGGTTGGCCGGAACGCGGACAAGATCGTCTGCCGCGATATCGTCAACCGGGATCAATCTGGCACCCTGACGGCGCATTGCGATCTCAAGCATTGAGCGCGACTTCCTGCTTGCGGTAAATCGACATGAGGTCATCGACGTCGGACGGGAACAGATCGGCCCGCGCCGGCTCGACGATGTCGTTCCATGCGGCCTCAAGTTCATCGCCGTTGGTCGTCGCCTCAATCTTGGCTTGCGCGTAGCGGACGAACGCTTCCGGGTCGGCGGCGGCTGATGGCGCATCGCCTGTCGGGGCCGGGGCTGCGATAGCCTTCGGCGGCTCCGGCGCGGCGACCGTGGGATGAACCGTTGTCACTTCTGGCGGCGCGGGCGGCTCGTCGCGTGAAACCGCATCGTTATCGCGGCCGTCGTCGATTTCCTCTTTCAGGTAGAGGCCGCCCAGCACATCAGCGAAGCCGTCACGGAGCGCAAAGGCGCGGGCACGCATCTGCAACATGCGTTCCTGGTATTGCTGCCACGGGCCTTGCTTGCCCCATAGACCGGCTTTCTTCGCGTCGGTGACGGAGAACGTGCGCCGGATCGGCTCGGGCTCACCGCGCCGTTTGACTTCACAGACGGCCACGCGGGCATCGTCCTTGCCTTCGATCTTCTCGCGGACGAACTCACAAAGCCCAGAGCCGCGAACCAAGCCAAGCGCGCCGTCGCCCCATATCGTGGGCCTGCCGTTGACGATGGCGATCTTGTCCAGCGCCATGAACGGCGTCAGTCCAACCTCCATCCCGCGCATGATGGCGATCATGCACTTCTCCGGCGTATCCATTCCCTTCGGGGCCATGCCGGCAATGCAGATGGCTTTCGCCAGCCGGTATGCGGAATCCATATCCTGCGGGACGATGGCTTGAGGCCGATTGCCTACGGCGAGGTTCGGCCGGGCATCGACGGCAACAACGTTTGACATTCAAACCTCCCTACGCGGCGCGCTGTTCTTCGGTGACGGAAACGCCGGGCACTTCGACGCCGGCCTCCGTGACCTTCTCGGCAAGTTTCTGCAAAACCTCGGTGAGGGCGTCGTTATTCTCGAAGAATTTCAGGACGGCGGCGCGGTCCTTGATCGTGACGACGCGGACGGTTCGCAGCGCGACGGAGCGACGGCCGCCGCTGCCAGCCTTCGGCGCGGCGCGTACCGGGGCCGGTTCTGGAACGGGCGCACCAGCCTCCGCCGCTTCCTGAGCAGCCCTGCGCGCGGCTTCCTCGGCTTCGCGGCGTTTCTTATCTTCGGCGATCAAGAACGGCGTGATCACCGCCGACTTGATGCGCTTGTAGATATCCGCGGTGCCAAGGATCGGCAGCCACTTGGCTTGAACCGCTTTCGCCGCTTCATCGTGCGGGCGCTTTTCCTTGGACCGTGCCGCGTCTGCCGTCTTGTGCAGTTCGGCGAGGCGATTGGCGAGGTCCGACGCGCGGTCGGCGGCATTCTGGTCCTTGGCGCTGCCGGCCTTGATCAAGGCGTCGGCATCGCGCGCCAGGTCCTCGATCCGATCTTTCAGCGCCTCGAATGAATCGTCATCCGGCGCGCCGTCCGAATTGGCGCGGTCGCGGATCACGGCCTCATGCTGATCGGGCCAAGGATTGCCGGCGATCACCGACTTGTAGACGTCGTGGCCGATCGGGCGTTTCGATGCCCATGGCCATCGCTCGTTTGCGGTCTGCTCGTCGACGTCGTTATTGCCAATCCGGCAACGGAGCGCGCCTTCCTTGGTGAACCAGTAGGCGACCGGCGTTGACCGACCATCCTTGCTCGTCAGTCGATAGAAACCGGCTTGCGGCTCGCCATCGTGGATCGGGATGACTTCGCCAGCAAGGCGACGACGCCAAAAATCGTACTGATCGGCAGGCGGCGCGATCTTCTCGACGACGGCTTTCGTCGCTTCGCTGATCGGCTTGAAACTGTTCAATGGTTCGACGTTGGTCATGCCGGTTGCCTTTGCGATGCGCGCTGCTCGGCGCGGAGTTGTTTCGTTCGGAGGGTTTGAAGCCGGTAGCGGAGTTCGGTCGCCCGTTCGCTGCGCTCAGGTAAGAGGTTGAGCCGCCGGGTCAGGGCTTCGATGTCTCGTTGCAGCAACACCATTCGCGATGGCGCGTCAGGTTTGTGGTCGTGGGACTCGGCAACGTACTGCCGTGCCGGTGCTCGGCTTGATCGGGCTTCGACGTGGTTTCGGTGAGGCGCCATCAGAACCACCCCAGCCGTTCGATGGCCGCGCCGATAGCGCCTGCATTGGTGAGGATTGCGGCGAAGATGATGATGGCCGCAGCGACAACGAGTTCGGCCACGAGCGTTGCGGTAAACGGTGTCATCGGACACCCGCCTTCCTGCGAAGCGCATCGCAAATCAGAATGTGACGGCAGAACTCAACCGGATCGCCCGACAGATACGCGGCGCAAGCCTTGGTGGCGTGCCAATCGGCAATGGCGAGGGTGATGGCGGTCATGCCGAACACCCAACTTCAACGCCCCAAGCCGGGTCATGGTCTGCGGGCTGCGGCGCGTCGACGACGGTGCGCGGCTCGGGCGACTGATCCCCGATCTGCACCACGTTGGACGGCTCAGATTTGGCCGTGGGTGCGATTTCCGGTTGAGCCGATGCAATCGCCGCGTCGATGTTGATAAGCCGTCTGCGGGTAAATGCGGCGTCGTCAGCAAAGCCGTGGCGCTCATCGTATGCAGCATAGTTCGCCAACATTTGCCGGGCAGATTTAAGCTGGATGAGCAAAGACGGTGCCGCAGCAATCAGGTAGGCGTCGGCTTTCGCATTCGGACCCCAAGTCGTGCAGATGTCACCGCGTCCTTCCGGGTGGCTGCTGACGTGTCCGTAATCCTTGCCGTCGTCGGCTTCGGTAACAATCCAAGACATGGTTATCCTCCAAACCCAAGGGCGATGGTCATGACGGCCAGAATGAACGCGGCGAGGGAAAGCGCCTCTGCGGCGAGGCGGAACGCGAAGGGGAGCATCAGGCTGTCCCTTTCGCGGCATTGATGGCGCTGGTCACGTCATCGAATTTTTCAGCGAGGTCACCGGGCTCGATGGTGCTGTCCATGTAGGACCAGCCGTTCCACCAATCGGCCACGTACCATTGCGTTCCGTCACCGGGGACGCGGCGATCAAGCTGAACGATCTCGCCATTGTGGGTGATGAAAATCTGACCCGGCAAAAGCTCGTGGCGACGTTCGTACCAGTCGATGGGCGTTGCGTTGGCCATTTACGCGGCCTCCATCGCATTGAGCCCGGCGACGTAGCCCTTGAGGTAGGCGTTGTGGATTTCAACAACCGCCGTCCCGTTGATCGTCACGAACTCGCGTCCATCGTCGCCTTCGGTCAATTCCACGTCGTCATCGACGAAGCATTCGAACTCGTGACGGACGCATTCCTCGATCCACTCGACGCGAGCACCGCCCATCGGCAGCGAATGCGTGCTGGCGAAAACAAACGACGTGTCCAGCTTTGAAAGGCTGATCCAGTTGAGGTGGCGATGTTTGGCCATTTCGATTGGCTCCCCGATCTGATGGAGAGAGTGTAGCGGTAATCGCTACGATGTAAAGGGGATGTAGCGAAAAAAGCTACAAATATTTTTGAAGCCGTGTTAGAGGCCGTATTCGCCGCCCCAGCCGAGGCTTTGGCGGCTTTGCCTCTCTCGTTCGGATCAGAAACGTGCCGTGAGCAGGCGAGACCAGTGCAGGGATGCGCGCATACGCTGGAAGGGCAGGATTAGTTCTGGAAGCCCAAGGCGCGCCGGTCGCGGGTAGGCGGCTGTGAAGTAGCCAGATACACGCCGGGGGATTCAGCCCTCAACCCGGCCCCGTGCGACGCCCGGCTCCGTGGGGTCATGTCGCTACGTGGTGCGATCAAGCCTTGGCAGAATGCCGGGGATTGGTCGGATCATGCCCGTACTCAACCCTCTCCATAGGGTCATAAAAATAGAATCCTCTTGGACTCTCGATACGGGAAACGGTTATTATTCTATAGGCTTATCGCTCGTTTGGAGCTTTGCGATGGCCTATCGCGCCCCGAAAGGGTTTTCCTTTTGCTACTGACGGGCAACCCAATTGGAATTTAATAATCGCGTCGCCATATTCTGCCTTGCGCTGATTGTGATACTCGTGGTCGCGTTCGCAGTGGGTCAGTTTGATTGCCGGCACAACGTGGACCTGTATGAGATGTTGTGCCGGTAGGCATCGGATCTCACGCCAAGTGTTCGATAACCCCGCGCCGGCGGGGTTTTCTATTCGCCGGCGCTTTCAGTGGAAAGAGAACTCTCCGTCTAGGCTGTCGCTGAGTTCGGGCCGCTGTTTTCGTCCGGTTTGATTCAGAACGTCCCTTCGTACCTTCACGAAAAGGGAGCGGACCTCAAGCTTGGGAGTGGGCAGATATTTTAGTAGCGCCTCAGTGAAGGGGCTATTTCGCCCGGCGCCGTCCGCAGCGGTGCGTCCTGGTTGAGCAGAATAAGCAATCATTAAGCCTTCAGCTTGGTCCCGCGCCAATCCGCGTGATGCCGGCGCGCCTCTGAATTTCGCGGCCGACGTGCGAATATTTGTGATTGCTTCGTTGTCCCGGCAGGCGTCAAGTATCAGGATTCTGATGTTGCGGGCATTCGAAAGGCCGCCGATAAAATCTTGAACCCTGATCAGGTTGATCAGGTCTGTCTCGTTTCGCAGTCGCGCATCAATCGGAACAAGATAGTTGATGCCAGCGTCCTGCATGCCGTGGCCGGAGTAAAATATCACCGCGACATCAGCCTTCTTGGCCATCTGCGAAAATTTGGCTAGTTTTTCGATCATCTGGTCACGGGTTCCGTTGATAATTGGGATGACAGTAAACTGGCTAGCGCGAAGAGCGGATGCCATATCGTTTGCATCGTTTGGGGGATTTGGCAGCCGCCCAATGTGCCGGTAGGCGCCGTTGCCGATAACCAGAGCAACCCTCGCGTCATAGCGAACAGGCTGCTCCACAAACTTTGGTGGATCGTCGAATACATCCTGTTCTATCACTTCTTCTTCTTCAAATGATCCCGAAGTCGCTGCAAATGACGCCGGATGACTGCCAATCAAAACGAAGCTGGCAATGGCGGATACGACAATGAGCCTAAGGTTATGCATCTTTCCATCGTTTCCGGTGCGGGTTTCTATTCCGGCCTCAAATGCGCTTCGATCAATTCCCGTGTGCCCGACTGAATCTAGGGCGCCCGGCATGGGGCTCCGGGCCTTACCGAGGGCATTTCGCGACCTGAACTGCATCTTTGATGCCCGCCAAGTCGAAGTCAGAAAAAATCTGTTGTCCGCCACCATCAGGAATTACTTCGAGACGAAAGCGCTTCGCTTCCTTTAACGCCGTGACCGAATCAAGATAGACGCGTTCGTTCGAGCCCAAGACAGCCTTATGCGTAACCGGCGCGCGATCATCGATTCGGTAGCGGATATACGGCGCGATAAAAAAACGGCGGCTTGGGATGGAGACATAAGCCTGCACGGACCTATTTACGCAGCCGATTTCCAGCGTGGCGGGCACGTCGGACGTCTCAGGCGATAGCGAGACAAACGAGTATTCCTTATCGGTCATCCGGTCCTTGAACGACGTGGCGCGCCATCTCGCCTTTCTTTGCCGCTCGAGGAGCGCTTCCTGTCGGACCTTTAGCTTCCGAATTAGCGTTTGCGCTGCCTCGTAATCTGGACTGTCTTTGGAGATGAGGGTGAGAGCCTTCAAAACGGTTGCGGGGTAGGTATGCCTGACGTCGGGTGGGAATCTTCCCGTCTTGTCGAACGTCTCGGTAAGTTGGGCATCTAGCTTCTTTGCCGCAGCAATAGTCGCGGCGTCGTCGGCAGACGCGGGTATGGCCGCGAAAGCAAGCGCAGCGCCAACCAGAACGCCTATCCATCGCCGTATCATCACTACAGGTCCAGCAGCGTGCGTTTGACGCGGCCGACGATCTCCCACTCGCTTTTCTTTTTCGGGAAGATCGGCTTATTCGATGGATTGGTGGAATAAGGGGCAAGGTAGGGCGGATCATCCGCCTGGTACATCTTGAACGTCGTCTCGCCCTTGATCGAGAAGATGTAGCATTTGCCGCCAACCAAGGTTTTATCGTTTCGGTCCACGATGATGACGGAGCCTTCAGGCGAAACGCGATCCATCGAATCGCCCTTCACCTTCGTGGCAAAGAAATCGCCGTGCCCCAGATCAGCAAATGCAAGAAGCGGCACCTTCTCGACCGGCAACTGCGATTCGGCGGACGCCAGTCTACCGGCACTGACCCAATCGACTAGCGGGACGGGTACAAGCGCAGTCCGGGCCTCGGCTGGCGCTGGAAACCCCGTGATTTCTTCAATGGCGAGCATTTCCTCGGCGGTGACGTCGCGCTCGTCTTTGAGGATTTTGTAGATTTTTGATCTGTCGAATCCCGTCCGAAGGCGAACGGCCAGCCGTCTGGCCAATTCAGATTGCGACATGTTCTCAGCGTGCTGCATTGCTGCGGCAACCCATTGAGCCATGTTCGATTTTTTCTTCCTAGCGACCATAAATAGGATTGTAGCGGTTGCCGCTACGAGCTGTCTGTCGCTCATATCGCTACAAGGCTATTGCAATTGTAGCGATAATCGCTACGATAGCGATCATGAACCCGGCACAATCAATCATCTCCAAACTTGGCGGCCCCAACGTTGTTTCCAGCGTGGTGGGTATCCATAGGACCCGCGTATCGAACTGGCAGCGACCGCGCGCCAAGGGCGGAACGGACGGGCTTATCCCGCAAGGATACCATCTCAAACTGATCGACTATGCCGCTAGTCAAGGAATCGTCCTTACGGCTGATGACTTCTTGCCGGTTCGGCAGGAGAGCGCCGCATGAGGTGCCAGACGGTCAGTCGCGCCAAAGGGAAGGTCAACGGCGTCTTGCAGCCAATGCCGCGCGAAGGGTCGCGCCTCCGCAAGGTCTATGACCTCTTTCAAGCGAATAAAGGCCGTCCGGTAGAATTTCAAATCGGCATGTTCGGACCAGACCCGAACGCCATCAACAAGCTGATGGACTTCTACGGCCTCGATATCCGCCGGATACGCAGCGGAAGCAGCCGAGTTGGGCGAGTGTCCACTTGGGTCTTGGCCGGTGAATGGTTCGGCCGGGTCTATGTCGATTACGTCGCGGATCATGTTGCGGCGTCCTCCACCGAGGAGGCGGCATAGATGGCGACGGCAGATGTTCTCAAAAACCCATTCGAGTTCGAATCCCGAGCGAAAGCAACCGAAGGCAAGGCCGGTATGGCTGGGGAACGTGATGTCCACGTAAGACGATCTACCGCCGGAACAGGGTTGCGAGTAGGCGCGGCAGACGCGGTTCTGCCTGCAACGGATGAGGTTATGGCCGTGACGGCTCGGAGAGACGAGCAACCATTTTTCGCATACGCGCCGCCGCCTCGTGTCCGTGCGTTCGATGAATTCGCCTTCATGGCTGAAATCACCGAACCGCCGCCGACGTTTCTAGCCTTGCCGCCATTGCATCTAGATCGCGAGCTCGGTCGAAGCATTCCGCCGGGTAGTTTGCCCAGTCTGTCAGCAGTTCTCCGCGAGCTTTCCGAACTAGTCCATCCGCTAGACGTCGGAGCGCGGCGCTCATGACATTCGCCGGGACCGCTCCGCAATCGACAAGCAAGGCCACCAATAGCGCAAAGCTGTCATCTGCAATCATCTGCCGGGTGCCGCCGATGGCCGCCAGCTTCGCTTCTATGGGGCGCATGGCCCGTACTCCTACGCAACAAGACATGGCCGGGAATATCCCGGTCATCGCGCGAAGCGGCAAATCAATGATGCAGAGAAACGTTGAGGCAACGACATGACCGCTCGCCCCTACACCCGCGCGGACTATCTCGCGATCAAGTCGGCAACGCGCCGCGCCTGCGAAGATGCTGGGCCCCTGCACGAGATCGCGGCCTGCACGCGCGCCGATAAATCTCAGTTGAGCCGATACGGCAACCCGGATCAACCGGAGTTCATCCCGCTCGATATCGCGATGGACCTTGATGCCCTGTCGGGCGGTGATCGCATCCTGCGGGCATGGGCGGAGTTGCGCGGTTACGAACTGATCCGCGACGAGCGCGGCGTCATGGTGGAGGACACGCTTCGCCATATCGGGAATGTCGGACGTGCAGCGGGCAACCTTCACGCAACGATGTGTGAGGCCGCGTCGGACGGGAAAGTGACGCCGCTTGAGGCAAAGCGAATCGAACGCGCCAGCGTTGATCTGGATGACGCCAACGAACTTCTAGCCGCCGACATGCGCCGGATTCAGGTCGGAGGCGAGCAATGACCCTCTGGCCCGAAGAACACGACGCGCAACTTCGCATTGAGTATCGCGCCGACGCGCCATTCAGCGAGATCGCGGAAGTCCTCAATAGGCGCTTCGGAACGGCATATTCGCGCAACGCGGTGATCGGCCGCGCGCATCGGCTTAAACTGCCGGCGCGGAAATCACCGATCAAGCCGAAACCGGAAGCCGTCGCACCGAAAGCCAAAAAGACAGATCGTCTCCGCGTAGGCCCCGGCGCTCAGGTGCAAGCCATCAATCGCGGGCCAAAAACTTCCGGCGACGGCTACAAGCCCAAGACCGTCGATGTCGCCTCTCTCGATATCCGCCTCGTCGATCTGGAGCCGATGCAATGCCGATTCGCCTGCGTCCGCGTCGATGACGAGTGGCGGTTCTGCGGTCATCCGGTGAAGGCCGGTAGTACGTACTGCGAATCTCATCATTCGCTGTGCTGGAATCCGCGTGTCGCCCCGACGAAACAGGCTCCGCTCTACCGCAACGAGAAGCGGAGGGCTGCATGATGATCGGTCTGTCTCGCCTTCAATCTGACCTCTATGCGGCGATTGTCGAAACTCACAGTCATCGTGGCGTCCCGTTGACGATGGAGGAAGTCATCCGCGCGAGCGGGCTTTCTCCGAGCAAATGCCAAAAAAAACTGGATCAGCTTATTCGCCGCAAGTTTGTCGTTTTCGACCGGACCGGCCGCCTGTCGCCGTGTATGCCGCCGCACCAAATCGTTTGCGCCGAGATCAGCGGCGCCCTGACGCTATCGATGGATGATATTCGCGGTCCATCGCATCTGTCAGAACTCGTCAAGGCGCGGCGGATGATCGCGAGGCGGCTCCGCACCGAATTTCGGTATCCGATTTCGGCCATATGCAAAGTGCTGGATCGCGGACCGAACACGGTTGATGCCTATTTCAATCTAGCAAACGCATCCCGGCGATCGGGGATCAGGGCCGTCCGCCAAGCGCAAGAGAGGCTCGCGGCATGACCCGGCGTACCTCCAACAACTTCCTCCAGGTATTCCCGCCCGATCTGCAAGCATGGCTGATCGAAGCCGCGAAACGCGACGGCGTGAAGCCGGAAACCATCGTCAAGGAACGCATCCGCGAACTGGCGGAGCATGAGAAAGCGGCGCGAGGTGTGGCATGAAAATCAGCCTCTTCCGCTTCGTCCGCCATGAACAAGCCGCCGACTATCTCCGCTGCGGCTGGCTGGCGCGTCCAATCCTAAACGGCACCCATCACGGGTTTTGGAGTGTCGCGGTTGAGTGGCTGTGTGACTGCAAACCCGTATTCCCCGATCAGCACAAATAGGAGGCTCAAATGGCAAGACCCAAGCTAGCAGCCGTAACGACAAGTCCAGAACCGATTTCCAATGGATTCGAACTGACCGAATCCGAAAAGAAGGCCCTCCTGGTTCAAGGTCTTGCCGAGATCGAAAAGCATATCGAGGAAAAGGATCGCGTCGTCGCGCTGATCCGAACGTCTCGCAAGCGTCTCGTCTCTCACGGCTTCAAGCCCAAGGTGATCGACTTCGCGCTCCGACTCCGCAAGGAAGAAGACGAAACGGTAATCGAGCAACGCCGCGCCGAGATCGAAGTGGCGCGGTTCCTCAATCACCCGGTCGGAACGCAGCCAGAATTGCCGCTGGTGATGGAGGATCGGACGCCCGGCGTCGATAAGGCCAGAGCCGAGGGCGAGATTGCCGGCGCGGAAGGACAGACCTGTAGCGCGCCGTATGCCGCCGGATCGCCCAATGAACAGGCATGGTTGCACGGCTGGCACGATGGGCAGGCGACCATCACTTCGGCGTTCAAGAAACTCGAGGCCAAGGCCGCGGCGGAAGCGGAAGCCGATGCTGGCGATATCGATGACGAAGACGAGGACGTGGCCTAACCATGCGTTTCGTCGGCCTCGACCAAGCCCTACGCAACTCCGGCGCCGCCGTTCTCGACGGCGACCGGTTTGTGTTGGCCGAGGCTTTCCACGCAAAGGGCGTCGGGCAGGGCAAGGCGTTTCACGAGTTCAGAGTGTGGTGGACCGGATTCCTCCGCCGTCATCGCCCCGATTGGGTGGCGATCGAAGAGCCCCTTAGGTCGGATATGACGCGAACCAGCGTCGCGTATCGGCCCAACGATGCATTCGGCAAATCGGTCATCAAGACCAAGCAGCCGCTGACCAATATGCAGACGCTGCTCGGGCTCTACGGCGTCCGCGCCCATGCCATCGAGGTCTGCGAAGCGCTGGGCATCGAGTACAAAGAGATCAACAACCAAGAATGGCGTGCGATTATCCACGGCGTTCGTCACGCGCCGAAGGGGACCGCCAACTCGTCGGAATGGTGGAAAGCGCAGGCCCTGACGCGCTGCAAGCAACTCGGCTGGGACGTTCCGTCGAAAGATGCAGCCGAGGCCGCGCTGATAGCGGAATGGCTTCGCATTCAGTTTACGCCGATGGGGCGCGTCAAGGCCGGCGACCTGTTCGGGAGCGCGGCATGATGCGTCGCGTGGACTTCTCCGATTGGATAGATCGGGCACGATCCCGCGATATCGTGGAGGAGGCGAGGGCGCGAGGCGCGCAGCTCAAAAAGGGGGCCGGCGCGTGGGCGTGGCGTGGACCCTGCCTTTCGTGCGGTGGCACGGACAGGTTTTCGCTTAATGTCGTCAAGCAATGCTTCAATTGCCGAGGATGCGGGAAAGGCGGCGACGTCATCAAATTGGTGATGATGGCCGACAACTGCACATTCATGCAGGCTTGCGAGTCCCTGACTGGTGAACCGAGCCCAACTGGCAAGAAGGCCAAGCCGCTCACCGAAGCGGAGAAAGCGGAACGCATTCGGCAGAGGGTTGCCGCGCAGGCTCGTCAGCGCACCAGAGACGCACAGGAAGCGGTCTATAAGGCTGATACAAAGGAAGCCGCCCAAACGATCTGGGGCGCATCCACGTCGCTCCATGACACGCTTGGCGCGCAGTATCTCAACAATCGAGGCATCCCGACGCCGACCGAAGGCTGGCCCGACTGTCTGCGCTTCCATCCCGCGCTGCCGTATCCCGGCAAGAGCGGGCGATATCCGACATTGGTTGGTCGCGTGGATGACGTCTACGGGCAACTCACCGCGATTTGGCGCATCTACTTGCGAGCAGATGGACGCAAGGCTGACGTGCCGAATGCGAAGCTGGGGCTAGGCCCTGCGGGCGGCGGCGCGGTTCGGATCGGCGGGGTAAGGCAACGCATCGCCGTTGCGGAAGGTATCGAGACCGCGCTGGGCTACTGGCTTCTGACCGGCCGCAGATATCCGTGCTGGGCCGCGCTCTCAACATCGGGAATGACGGGCATCGAAATCCCGCTCGGCGTCGGGCAGGTCGTTGTCGTTCCCGATGGCGACAAGCCGCTTCGCAAGAAGGATGGCGCTTACGTCGAAGCCATTCCTGCCGGGCGCAAGGCGGCTCAGGCACTCTACGTCAAACTGGTGGAGCGGGGTATCCGCTGCAACGTGGCGACGGAGCCGGGGCCGGGGCGCGATTATCTGGACTTGTGGCGCGAACATTCGCGGGAGGAAGCATGAGGCCGAAAATGGGGAATGCAACCGCCACTGAACGCAATCCTGAATTTCAGGACGAATTGACGCAGGTTTACGACGCGATGGAAGGTTCGCAGGAAAGCGAGACCTATTCCGAGCGCCACAATATCAACTCGGCCGCGATTCTTACCGTTATCGACGATGAGACGGCGGATGCAATTGCCGAGCATCTTACGCCGCGCATAGAAGGGAAAACGGTTGTCGAAATCGGCGGTGGCATCGGCCTTCTCGGGCTGCATTTGGGCTATATCGCCAAGCGCGTATATTGCATCGAAGCGAACCCGATGTGGTCGTGGACGTTCGCCAAGGTGCTTTTGAAGCACAAGCAAAAGAACTTGTCCTATTTGTTCGGGGCT